ATAATCGTAGATAAAATTAGCCACAGACATGGATTTGCCGCCGACTGTGGCCGAAACGCCCAAATAAAGAGGACCACCGGAATAGGGGTAGTACGGGTTCTGCGTATAGACGTTGACAGCCAGATATAACCGATTGCCGTAAATCGTTTGAGAAAAACTGTTGTTCGTACCGTATACCTGAAGGCCCGAAGAGCCGCTTGCGCCGAACACGTCCACCGTGACCGGCTCAAACGGGGCTATCTTCGGGTTGAATTGGTGCTGGATCGGGATTCGCCGCCCGAACCGGGCCATCGTTCACTCTTCCCAAATGCAATACGCGATAATGGTGGTTGCGGCACCCGTGGACGGGGTGGCGCGAATACGCAGGCAGTATCCGGCGTTCATTTCTGGTTCGCGACCCAAGGGAAATTGCTGTTTGAAGTAGGTGCTGAGGTCGTAGGTTTGAGCCAACAGCCGGGTTGAGGATGATGCGCCTTCTGCGGTGCAGTTGTATCCGGTGGTTGCGGTTGAGATAGTTGCCTGTGTGGATGGCCCCGTGACGTCGTTGTAGTTGTAGACGGTGCCGGCGGTGACGGTTCCGAAGACGGTGCCGGTGTCGAGGAGTTCGACCTGGACGGGCGAGGTGGGCGCGGCGGCGAAAAGGTAACCCCATTCAACAACACGAATCTTCTTCAGCGGGGCGATTTGAAGGATAGTCTTCGGCTGTCCGGATGCGGTCTGGGTGGCGACACCGGACATGACAGTTCCGCCGGTTGTTGCGGTGACGGTTGTGGGCGCGTTGCCCGACCAGGTGATGAAGCAGGGTGCTGCCATGGGTATCTACTCCTATGTTTTATGGCCGTGTGCTTGGATAAGTATTACTTTTTTGGTTGCGGTGTTTGGTGAGCGACACGTTTTTCTGCTGTTCGAGATGCTGTTTCGATGATTGCGCAGAAAATGAATGGGGTTGCGAGGTAGGTGGCGATGAAGAATATCATCTCGGTTAGGGGCTTTTGATTTCGAAGATTAGTTTTTTGTCGCTGATTCGGCCGATTACGGTGGTGATTGTATTTACCACTTTGTAGGTGTAGCCGGCTTTTCCGCCGGATACCCAGATGCTGGCGGTGTGGGGGGTGAAGGATTCGTTGCTGAGTATGAGGCCCTGGTCGGCGGTCCATTGTGAAGTGATGATGGAGTCGGTGTTGAGCCAGCCGGTCCAGTCGATTTCGTAGTCGAGGTATTCGTTGGTGCATTGGACGTATCTGCCGGGGGGCTGCCATTGCGGGTAGGCCAATCCCTCAAGTCCTGTGGTCATTTATTTATCGTCCCATTTGGTTCGTTATTAATTACAGTCTTCTTTTCCGCGTGTCGCTTCTATTGTTTACTGGCAAACTTGTTTTAACGTCGTTGTCAGGCCAGTCGGTTGCCTTCCTCGCTACGCGCGGGGCGGCGGCTCCTTCCCCGCCAAAGCGCGGGGCGGTTCACAATCCGGGATGGTTCAGTCGTCGCCTGACATGGGCTTACGCACCGAGATTTCGCATTGCCAAAAAACCCATCTAATTAAGGACTGTGATGACTGACAACTCTCTTGAGAACCGCGGCCTCGTCGCCGCCGGTGGCATGGAGGACTTTCTCGCCACGCTGATCAAGCGCCGCGGGCAGGTTCACGAGGAGCGCGCCCGCGCCCAGCAAAAGGGTGAGGCCGTTCTTCTGCTGGCCCGCGAGCAAGGCCGCGAGCAACTGCAGCCGGAGGAAGACGCCGAGTTCCGCAAGTACATGGACGACATGAAGACCCTTGGGGCCGAGATCGTGGGCCTCGACGAGCGCATCGAGGAGATCCGCTCTGAGGTCGAGCGTTCGGGGCAGATCAACTCCAGCCTCGCTCGCATCCGTCGCGCCGAGGGCACGATCACCAAGATCCGCGAGCAGGCCATCTACCAGAAGGGTGACCCGCGCCGGTCCTACATGCAGGACATGATCAAGGTCGCCCTGAACGTCGATGACACCGGGGAGTGCCGCGACCGTCTGATGCGCCACGCGCAGGACGTGGCCACCCTCCCGGAGTACACCGAGTTCCGTGACATCAGCCGTACCGGCGGCGAGGGCGGCTACGCCGTTCCGCCCGCCTGGCTGATGAACCAGTACATTGAGCTGGCTCGCCCGGGTCGCGCGTTCGCGAACCTGGTTCAGCGTCAGCCTCTGCCTGGTGGAACTGACTCCATCAACATCCCGAAGATCCTGTCCGGTACCACGGTCGGTGTGCAGTCTGCGGACAACACCACTGTGTCGGACACGGACCTGACGGACACCTTCATCAACGCGCCGGTTCGGACGATCAGTGGTCAGCAGGGTGTCGCCATCCAGCTGATCGACCAGTCGCCCATCGCGTTCGATGACGTGGTGTTCCGGGACTTGGTGGCCGCTCACGCCGCCGCTACCGACAAGCAGGTCTTGGACGGTACCGGCACCGGCGGTCAGGTGCTTGGTGTGGACTACACTCCCGGCATCTCGACTGTCGCTGTGGGCAGCGTGACCATCCAGGGCGTGTACTCGGCTATCGCTAACGCGATTCAGTTGGTTCACACCCAGCGGTTCCTGCCGCCCGAGGTGATCGTCATGCACCCGCGTCGGTGGGGCTGGTTCCAGTCGCTGCTCGACACGGCCGACCGTCCGCTGTTCCTTCCCCAGGCCAACGGCCTGTGGAACGCGGCCGGCGTGCTGGAGGATGTCGCCTCGCAGCAGGTCGTTGGCCAGATGTTCGGTCTGCCGGTTGTGACCGACCCGAACATCTCGATCACCAACGGCGCGTTCAGCCCGTCTGGCGACGAGGACGTGATCTACGTTCTTCGCGCTTCGGACATCGTGCTGTGGGAGTCGGGCATCCGTGCCCGCGTCCTGCCGGAGACCAAGGCCCAGAACCTGACGGTCCTCCTGCAGATCTACAACTACCTGGCCTTCAGTGCGGCCCGGTACCCGCAGTCCGTGGTGGCCATCTCCGGATTGACGGCTCCTACATTCTGATAGGTCTTAACGACCTACTAGTAGTCGGGCAGAACCCCCCCTCTTCGGAGGGGGGGTTTCTGTTTGTTATGCTAGCTGGATGGCTTTTGATGATGAGTTGATTCCGGGTTTGGTCGGGGTACATCCGGGTCGCCTTTTGGTGGCGTTTCCGCTGTATAAGCTTGTTTCGGCGGAGTTTTTTCGGCGGTGGCTGGATGTGGATAAGAAGCATGTTCAGGGCACTATTTCGATTAATAATGTGTATATCATTGATGCTTTTGAGAAGTTGATTGATCACGCGTTGAGTATTCGCCCGTGGGATCGTTTGGTTTTTGTTGAGCAGGATATGTTGTTGCCGTTGCATGCGTTGACGCGGATGGCTCATTATTCGGATGAGCAGGCTGTGGTGTGTGGGACGTATTTTAAGCACAAGCCGCCGCATGATCCGATCGCGTATGTGGAGGGTGTGGACGGTAATTACAATGCGGTGTGGGGGAAGACTATTCAGGAGTGGTTGTCGGTTCCTTCGTTGCATGAGGTTGATGGTGTGGGTTTTGGTTGTACGAGTATCGCTCGTCATGTGTTGGAGGATTGGGATACGAGTTTGTCGTTGTTTTTGAATGAGGAGAAGATCGGGCACGATTTGTGGTTTTGTCGGCAGGTTCGGAAGCAGGGGCATAAGGTTTTTGTGGATACGGGTGTGGTGTGTGAGCATTTGTCTGAGGTGCCGGTGGGGGTTGAGGATAATCGGCGGTGGGTGGGGTCGGGGGAAGATCCTATTTTTGACACGTTGAATGCTGCTTTGCGGCGGGCGCAGGAGTGACGGACTCGGGGCTTGACCGATGATGTCAACTATGATACAAATAGTGTCATGTTTTATAAAACACTAGGGATCAGGTGCGATACCTGCGGCGACACCTTTGAATACCACGATGACGACGCCACCGTCGTCGCGGTCACGACTCACGCTCGCGTTGATGGTTGGGCGATCAGCTCGCGGGGTCACTATTGCCCCTCGCATAGGCAGCGATAACCCCGACCTGGCGTTTAAGCCAGTGCGCTGCTATTATTGTGTCATGCAGGCCGAGGCCAGACGCCTTAGCCGTCCGGATAGATAAAGTTCCACCTGGTAGAAAGGTTTTTTGTGAACATCAACGGCATGTTCGAGGGTGTTTTGGATGTGGATATTGAGGCGCAGCAGATCGTGACCCGCGCGCAACGCAGGTTGATTCATGATGCGTTCGGTGACGGGGTTGATGTGGCGCAGGAGGTGCGGTTCGCGTGCCGTATTGCCACTGACGTGAACAAGGCGATCGAGAACGGTATCGAGTTCGATAACGGTAAGACGTTTGTGCCTAATCCGAAAGCTCGGGCGCAGTTCGGGAAGAATAAGCGCGGTAAGCCGTATTTGACGTTCGGTTTGGTTGATGTGGACAGCGGTGAGCGTTTCACGTTGACGTGGGAGGGCGCTGCGGTGCCTTTGTCGATGGTGCGTGCCGCTATCGCGCATGACGAGGGGCGTAACGTGAAGGCTTCTACGGTGGAGTTGCCGTTTGAGAGCGCGAAAGTTCACGAGACAGGTAATAAGTATGGGCGCAAGAAGCCTGATCCGCGCCCAAATCACGACACGGACGCGGACGGGAATCCCTATCCGCGGCCTAAGCGCCGCCAGCACAGCCGCATGTGTCGCAGCGACTTGGACACGTTGAAGGCGTTGCGGAAGTCTATGTACATGCGTAAGGGAAGAGGTTGATCGTGGCGGAGAAAGAAGTTAAAGCGGAGAAGAAGGATGTTCGTCCTCCTACTGTGATTGATTGGGATGAGGCAATCGCGAGTTTCAAGGTGATGATGAAGAAGGTGTACGGAACTAGGGGCTAGTCAAGGGGTGTGCTTCGGGTTACAATAGCGGCGTGAAAGTTGTTCCCTGAACCCGCGAATGAGGCTGCCTTTGTGGCAGCCTTTTTTGTATCCGAAAGGCTTCCCTCGTCGATGAGACATTTGCGTTTAGTTAGCGATGATGATTTTGATCCGCAGCTTCCGGTCACGTATGAGAAGTGGCATGAGCAGGCGTTATGTGCGGAGACTGATCCTGAGGCTTTTTTCCCTGAGAAGGGGGGGTCGACGCGGGATGCGAAGAAGATCTGTCAGGGTTGCGCGGTGCGGGTCGACTGTTTGGAGTATGCGCTTGCTAATGATGAGCGGTTCGGTATTTGGGGTGGCCTTTCGGAGCGTGAGCGTCGTAGGTTGAAGCGCGGAATTTTTTAGCGCGGCTGCTGGCTTTTCTTCTTTTGTGTGCATATGCTAGTGCGATGGCAGGAAGAAAACCGGTTAATCAGACAGCGGAACCCCGTACGGGTCTAGTTACGGCAGTTCAGGGCCAGGACGGTCGTCTTGCGGCAGCTCCGGAGGGCGATATGTACGTTCGTGATCCGCGCGCTGCTCGAGCGAAAGCGATTCGGGAGCGGGTCGCGCTGCATGTTGAGCAGGGCATTCCCGTTCCGAAGCATTTGCAGGCCCTTTTTGATGAGTTGCCGCCCGAGGATGGCACTGTCAAGAATGAGGATGTGGAGCTTATTACTGAGGCCGGCGAGCATGTGGCCGAAGTGGATTTGGATGAGGGCGAGCCGCAGCCCAGCGGAACATACGCGGCTCAGGGCGCTCCTAAGCACAGAGTCGCGGTAGAGCCTGCCGTCGAGCCTGAGCCTGTCGTCGAGTCGGAGTCGGCCAGTGAGGCGATCAGCCAAGAGACTATCGCTGAGGGTGCCGCTGGTTGTGGAACTGGTTCCGTAGAGGACAGCGACGCGTCGCCCCGCCCGAAGCGTGGCGCTCCGCGTAAAAAGGTGTAGTCCGCCAGTCCTGTACGACACGGCGTAGCCTCCCACGATTTATCGCCCCAGATTGGGACGATAGATGGTGAGGTGACGTATGACTAATCCGCAGTGGACCGCTCAAGAGCAAGCCAACGCCGACATCGACCATGCCTTGACGGCGGCGCAGGCCGCGCACGGCCCCGTTTTAGAGCAGTTGGTTTCGCCTAGCGACCCCGACTGGGCCAGCTACCAATCCGACAGCCCCGACTGGTTCATGAAGGCTGCGGGTGACGTGATCCGTAGGTATTGCGGTTGGCATATCTTCCCGAACATTAAAACGGTGGAGAAGAATATCCTGTGTGGTTCGCGGGGAATCATTGTGTTGCCGTCCAGGTATGTCACCCAGGTGGACAGTCTCATTGTGGGCGATGACGGTAACCTCGAATACCCTGACGCCCAGTGGATCGACCCTAAAGACTATGTGTGGCATGAGGCCGGCTGGATTCAACGTAAAGGCTACGCCTACTACCAGGGCTGGTACTACTCGGGCTACTACTACGGCAACGACCCCTACTATCTGCCCGTGTGGGATACCGGGCTGGCGACCTGCACCTTTTGGCACGGTTATGAGACGTTGCCGGATGAGGTGAAGGCCGTGGCGTTCGAGTTGGCGGAGCAGGCGATGGCGGTTCGTACCGGGAACGTGAAGTTGATGGAATCGCCGGGTGGTTATCGTGTTCAGACTTCCCAGAATTTTGGTTTGTCGTTGAACTGCGAGCAGATGAACAGGTTGGCTAATTATCGTATTGGGATGGTGGCGTGATGGCGGCGCTGCCGAGTCCTGGTGGTCC